AGATCGTTCCTTTCATACAGAACAAGTTTGCCTTTGACGAGCGCCCCCAGTTCGGCATCGTCGTCAAGGGATCGAGTGCTAACAAGGTAGTGCTGTCGGCCGACAACTTCGTTGGGGTAGTCGAGAGCTACGTGATGCTGGCGTACGTGGGTCCCCCGGTGTTCCCGCTGGAATGGGTCCGTGAGGATTTGAAGGCGCTGGAAGCCAACAGCGGGGTGATGCCGACGCCCCCGGGGATTTACTACATCGAGATCCTGACGGCGCCGATCAATCCGCAGGACGAAGGCAGCTTCATCATAGACCCGCTGTTGACGGTCAATGATGAGCCTGTGCTTCGTTTCATGTCGGGCATCGAGACCGAGGCCCAACTTCAACGGTTGCCGGTGCAGGGGACGCTACGGTTGTGGGAGAACCGACGGTTTCTATTGATCGAAGGCACGCACTACCGGGTGGATTATACGACGGGTGCGATCGAGTTGCTGACTAGGTCCAACCCTGGCTCGATTCTGACGGCAGACTACCACTATTCAATCGCTTCAGTGGGGCCAATCAAGTACCAGTGGAACAAGGCCGATTTCACGACGCTTCCGGGAGTCGTGATGGCCTTTGGGAAACGCGGCAAGAAGGGCGACAAGGTGGCTGTCGTGGTCTACGAGGACCGCGTTGCTACCGCCAACGCCTATGGTGGCCGTTTCGACGCTTCCTTTGATCTGGATGCGATCGCCCGTGACCCCATTCAGATGGAGGAACTCGCGGACCTGATCATCATGTACCTGTGGGGGCAGAAACGCGCAAATCTCTCGGCTGAGGGTATCGAGGTCACGGACGTCTCGATGGGAGGAGAAGCTGAGGAGATTTACGACGAAACGGGCGACGACTACTTCTACAACGCCTCGTTGACGATTCAATTGCAGGCCGATTGGGAGATTCACATCCCGTTGCCCCTGACGGTGAGCCAGGTCATGACGACGACACCCGCAGGGGCTAGGTCGGATGCGATGCCTTCGACGATCATCGGGGATGTTAAGAGTCGTTTGTTCTTCACCACGAACCCGATCCTTGCGGGTCGAAGCAACGATTTCGAGAGGATCTTGTGACGCGCTGGCTAGAAGCGGTCTGGGAAGGACTGCTCCGGATGTTGGGCTTGGACAACCCGTGGCAACTGTTGGTGCTGCTTGGGCTGCTCCTGGCCGAAATCCTAGATCAAATGTAGAGGGTCGCCGATGCCGAAGTACACGTTTGAATGTGCCGAATGCAATCTGAAATTTGAACGCAACCTGAAAGTCGGAGAACACCCGACGCACGAATGCCCTTCGTGCGAAGACCCAGCCCCACTCGTGATGGCGGGTTTCGGTTTTGCGTTTGCCGAGGGGAACGGCGCACCGTCGAACAGCGGTGTTCACGGGCAGGATTACCCGACGGCGGACCAGGCGGTCGGCCGTAGTGCCAGCAAGCGCTGGGAGACCATCGCTGCCCGGGAGAAGGTGAAGCGGGCAGCCCGAGAACAAGGGCAGACGCACGCACTCATCCGGCACACAGGTAAGGACTTCATTGATTATGAGCCTATGAGTGACACTGGTCGGGAGGCACGGCGCAAGCTGGCACGGGAAGCAGTCGGTATCGTGAACGCAGGCAAAAACCGTTGAAGCGATAAAGTTTTGTTCCACTTCTCTGTACGAGAGGTTGTGTGGCGGCTTGGCCGAGCCCTCTACATGAAGATCCAAATCACATCGAACCTCCAATGAGCTAGGGCGGAAGACCCCTCTCAAGATGGCACCCAGATCCAGATGATTGCTCGCGAAGCCTCAAGGAGATTCTAATGGCTCTTGGCCCATTCATTTCGTACGCCCCGCCCGGCGTCTACACGCGGACCCTGACCGAGACGAACGCCTCAAACCTCGTTGCGGGTCTACGGATTCCGGCGTTGATTGGCGTAGGCCAGGAAGAATTGGAGCAGGACGATTTCGAGATCGTCCGTGGATCGTCCGCCACTGTTGACCAGCAGATTGTCAACGAGGACGTGACGGCGAGCTGGGTGGTAGACGCCACCAACCCGAACAACCTGATTCTGGGGTTCCAGGACGGAACCTTGACGACCTTCCGAGTGCGCAACTATCCGATCGTGGATGGTCAGGGCTTCGGGCGGGTCACGAACGACGTGCGATCGGTATCGGTGACTGTGAACGGGTCTCCGGTGTCGCTGGGTTCGGTTCAGGGCCAGAAGGGTCTTGTGACTCTCCAGGTGCCCACGCAGCCCAACGATCAGGTGCGCGTCACCTATTTCTTCCACCGTGGCGACACGTCCTTCACGGACGACGTCTCGGAGCAGGTGACAGTTGGCAACGCGATCCTTATCTCTCCAGGATTCGCGCCGTTCAACATCACGACCGGCACGAACGACCTGTTCATCATCAACGTGAACGGGATTGTGGCGTCGATTACGTTGCCCCAAGGCGCCCTGAACGCGGCGACGGTGGCTTCGTCCATCAACGCGGCATTGGTTCCAAATCTCTCGACGTCGGTCTTCACGGACAACCAGGGCCGTGACCACATCCAGCTTGTGACCTCGGTCGGGATTACGATCGGTAGCGGCTCCGCCAACGGCCCTCTGGGCTTCTCGTCGGGCTTGGCCACGACCCGCAACCGGGCCTTCCGAGTCTTCCAGCGCCCGATCGTGGACGGCACCGGGGGCGGCACCACGACCACGGACACCTCGAAGGTGGTGGTCAAGGTCAACAACATCCAAGTGATCGCGGATGCGGTCGATGGGTCCAACGGCATCGTCACGCTGCCCTTCGCTCCGGCGCCGGGTTCGACGGTGACGGTCCAATACTGGGCGAACACCTGGCAGGACACCTTCGACTACCTGCCGAATTCGCTGGTAACGACGGTGCTTCGTTGCGGCATCTCGCCGGGACGAAGCGACTTCATCCAGGGCACGGACTTCGTGGTGGCCAACCCCACGACGGACGTCTCGGTCATCAACTGGGGCGCGAGCTTCCAGGTGGCAGCGGCGACGACCACCCCGGGTGCTACCCCGTTCGATGGATCGAGTGGCTCGGGTGGCCAGATCATCGGCACGTTGATCGACGAACAGATGTTCTTGGGTCTCTGCACCCGAGTGGTCGATACGACCACGATCCCGGCCCTGGTGTCGCCGACCGACTACCTGTTGCCGGAAGTTCCGACGACGGGCAACGGGCGCAACACCCCACTGGGTCTGCCGCTGTTCAACTCGGTGGCCAACAGCCGCCAGGACTTGGTGACGAACCGTCCGGACCTCGTGAAGGTCTACACGGGGCGTACGCTCCGGGACGCGCTCAACCGTCCGGCCGTAGCGGTCACGGTGGTCGATGGTACGAACCGTCGGATCACTCTCAAGACGGCGCAGCCGCCGGACTACAACGCCTACGCGACGTTCTACTACAGCCGCCTGGCGGATGACACGTTCATCTTCACGAACACTGTGCCTGGCCCGATCGGTGCGGGTCAGTACACGATCTTCTCGTCAACCCACGACGCGAACCTTTACGAGGTCAAGTTCGGTACCAAGACTGGTCTGAGCCAGATCGTTCAGTGGCCGCGTGGTGTCGAGCAGATCCCAGACGCCTTCCACACGGGCGATGGGACCCCGGTGGCGGAGATCGCGACGGTCACGTTCGGGACTTCTGTTGCCACGAACGCGGTCTACACGAACAAGGGGGCGGCGCCCTACTCGTTCTTCTCGCCCTTCTCGGCGACTTGGGTGACGGCGGTCAACGGCGCGAACCAGACCTCGAACCTCGCTACGGCCGAGAGGGCGTACCTGGTGAGCGGTCACGTGACCCCGATTCAGACGGGTCCGGACGCGGGCAAGGTGACCATCGCGGCGTCCCCGGCCAACGAGCTGAACCTCACGATCGACGGGTTCACGATCGCTACGATCGCGATCACTGCGGGCAACCGGACTCCGACGCAGATCGTGGCGGACATCAACACGGCGATCGATGCCGACCCGAATTTCATCGGAACGGCGCCGAACACCCTGGCCAGCTTCAAGCAGATTGGGCCGGCGACAGGGGACATCTTCTTCATCATCCGTAGCCGGCAGGTTCCTGGAGCGCTGCCGGGCGGCTTCGATGACGTGGCGAATGTCACGGTGAACCAGGGCACGGTCGAGACGACCCTGGGTTTCACGACATTCGAGAGTGTCAACGGCACCACGGGTGCGATCAACAAGCCGGCCACGATGCTGGGGTCCTTGGCTGGTCCCTTCAACATCACGGCTGGCCTGAACGATGCGTTCCACGTCCGTGTGGATGGGGTGGACTACAGCATCACGCTGCCGGCAGGTCCGGCTGTGACTGCCGCTGCGGTAGTCGTGGCAATCAACGCGGTTGTCGCATCGGTGGCCTCGGTCGGAACCGGAGTCAACCTCAACCACGTTCGTTTGACCAGCACGACCAACGATGCTGGTTCAGCCATCCTGATCAACGCGGGTTCCGGTAATGCGGTGCTCGGGTTCACGCAGAACCAGTTTGCGAGCCAGACGCTTGTCTCGGCTCAAGAAGTGGTGGATGTGCTCATGGCTACGGCTGGTTTTGCGGCCGGTGCGGTGGCCTACACGGATGCGCTGGGTGGCAAGAGCTACATCACGATCGAGTCGTTGACCGTCGGTGCGGCCACATCGAGCATCGGGTTTGCCAACGCGGCGAACTCGGCGTTCAACCCGACCACGGGCACGAACATCACGCCTGGAACGGACGGTGACGTCGGTGAGGACGCCCAGAACAACTACGTGGTGACTTCGACGTCGCCCACGGGTTCGTCTGGTACCGGCATCCCGGGACAGACGTACACGGATGCTCGGACGGGTCTGCGCTTCACGGTCCTTCCGGCCTCGACGGGCAGCTACACGGCCACTGGGTTCTTCACGTTGGAGATCGGTCCGACCTTCCACGTGTCGCCCTCGGTGCCCCGCTACTCGATCGGTGGTTTGGAGTTGCTCGTGACCAACACCGTGGGTGTTGGTGTCAACGACACGGCGACGCTGACGACCTACAACCCCAGTGGCGTCGAGCCGACGGTCGGTGACTTCTACTTCATCAGCTATCGCTACATGAAGCAGGACTACACGCCGAAGATCTTCCAGCAGCAGAAGACCATCGAGGCGAACTTCGGTCGGACCTCGGCCGAGAATCGGCTCTCGTTGGCCGCCTTCCTGGCGATCACAAACGGCGCTGTCCTGCTCATCCTGAAGCAGGTGAAGAAGCTGCCGAACACGAACCAAGCGTCGGATGCGGACTTCAACAACGCAATCGACGAGTTGGCCACCCCGCTGGATG